ATCCCAGCGCCAGTATTCATCCGTGGATTCCCACAGAAGAACCTCAAAGCGTTGAGTGAGTAGCGAACCTTTCTCAAACGAGCCGATTGCCGGAACATACCCCCATAAGCCAGTTCCCGCAGGATCCTGCAGTTTTGGCTGCCCGGCACCATCAAAGCCCAGCCCCTTCCAGGCTCGTTCTTCTGCCGACGGTAGCTGGTTAATAGAGGAATCAGGAACACGCAGTGAGCGTTTAAAGTTGCTGGCTATCTGCTGCTGCAAACCATTATCTGCTGAATCAACATAGTTCTTCGTGGCCGCATCTTGTGCCTGTGAGGGATCACGCAGATTACGAATACGGTTGTTGAGCGCGTCATAATAGTTGGCGAAAATATTTGGCTTTTTCAGAGCCAAAGTATCCCACCACCAACCGAATTTTTGGATAAGCATCGTCAACTTATCAAGCGCACGTTCGTGGCTTGTCGCTGGAAACTTACCGGTCGCCTGATAACTGGTTAACTGCGTCGCATCAGGATCACGATAAATCAGTAGCGTCGCGCCACTATGCGCTGATAGCAGAGTTAGCTGACCGCCATCCTTATCGCCAGCACCATTTAGATAGTAATCAACGTCAACTGTCAGCGTGGTTTTGTTAAAATCGTCACCGTTCTGCGTATACAGTTCCGCGACAATATGCCCGTTTTCAATGAAGTAGAAAGGGATATCAAAGGGGCCAGTGCTGGTTGATAGCTGATACTCAACCGATGAAGTGTCGTTCTCGACCATCATCTACTCCAAAACAGTTCGACATGTGTGGCATTGTCAGAATCGTTTTGAAGCTGGGCAAAAATAAGGCCGCAATATGCGGCCAGGACGGTAGAAGATTTCGGAGTTACGCGGTAGGTTCAACGGTCTCAACCACAGGAAGATCAGGAATGACCAGTTCGGGGGCGTTGGTTTCTAAGTATTTAGCGATAACTGCCGCCTTAATATCAGAATTGTCGTTAACGATCTTTGCCACATCAGCAATAGTCAGTGAAATGGTAATAGCTGTCATATCCAGTTCCTTTATGTTGGTTTTCGGTTGGTGCTTCGTCAGAAGCCATTTGATGATGTTCATTTTTTCTCACCGCAAAGAGCGTCCCATTTATCGTTGTGGGCGTTGATTTGCCGCACGGTTCTGATGTCCATAACCTCCGGATCTTTCCCGTGGGTGATGATGGTGCTGAATGCGGTGCACGCAGAATCGACGGTGACGTATCTAATTGTCGGAGTGGTACTTTGATTGCTGCATGCGTTCGCGAGCAGCGCTATCAGAAACAGACTGGTTATCCTGCTCAACATTTTTCACCACCTTAACGATATCTGCCTGGCGCTGGGTTGCCGCCTCGGCCTGTTTAGTAACTTCCTGCGCCGCCTCGACATCAGCCTTTGCCTGCGTCTGGGTGGCACCAACTTTCTTCCCGGTAAACCAGGAAGCCACTAATGCGATCACCACTGCGGTGCCGGCGGCGATATAACCCCAGCCACCGGACAGAAGAGAGAGAATTTCGGTCATTGCGGCGCCCTCATCGAATCAGCCCGGTCCTTTAACTTTGTCTGCCGGACGAACTGAGCCAGCACGGCCAGTACGATCATTGCCTGGCTGATGAAGCCCAGAATGTTCGTTGGAAGATAGCCTTTAATATCCGGCGGAAGGATAGCCCACGCCTGCAGGGCCGCATCCGGGAACGACTGAACAAACGCGCCCAGCGCTGTACCGATGGAAGCCAGCCAAACAGACCACGTTTTAAAAAGCAGGCGGGCATGACTGACAAACTCCAATGAGGAGTATTTACGGATCAGCAGCAGGACGATAATTGCGAGCAGCACAAACCCGGCAAAGATAATCAATTTCATAGCGTCACCCTGTTGAACCATCCAAAAGTAAATACTTCGTTAGCTGCTCTCTGCTCTGAAAGCTCGATATAACGGGCACCCTGCAGGCTGTTAAGTGCTTTGAGCATAACTGTAGTGCCGATTTCGCCCCTGGCGAAAAGGTAGCTGCGCAATGCGGCAATGGTTCGCGGTCCGATCTGCCCGTCAGCAACGATATCCGCGTACAGCCGCCCCTGGTTGTTCATCACATTCAAAACTCGCTGCAGGAATTTTGCGGCTACCGCCGGCCCCATATTCACTCCGGTATCGCACAGCTCAGCGGCAATAGTCGGTGACAGCGCAGATACCTGATCGAAACGCGGGCCAGTCCAGTAGTCAGCCTCCAGGATATCCAGCGCCTGCTGGCGTGTCAGGTTGCGCATATCGCCGTTATAACCGTGGGCCCGGGCGACGGCCAGGGTTATTCCCCAGTTCGTCGGTCCGCCTTTATCGTTCGGGTTATTCACGTAGCCGCCCTCTTTCCCAAGAATGGCGTTAAAAATTTCGTCTTTGGTCATGGGATCATCCTTCCGACAACTTGCCGCGGCGGTACGCCAGCCATTTGAAGTAGATGTTTACGAGAAAGGTCAAAGCGGTGAACACCAGGCTGCCAATGACGCCAATGGCTGCCCACTGGCCGGGGGTGTATGAATCAAGCAACTGCGAAAACCAATACGTAGCGCTGGCCGTTGACGTCCCGTAGGTTATGACCTCGGAAACTCTGTGTGTCATTTTCATCGTTCCTTACCTCCCGGCCGGGATGGCTGATTTAAAGGTGGCAGTGACGATCTTGATGAAGCAAGCGGGTACTGGGCAAAAATACGGCCGCACATGGCGGCCGATGGGGGGCAGAGAATGCAGGGTTTGATAGCTGTCAAATCCAGGTGGATGGCGATCCGGTTTTCTGTCTGAAAAAGTCACTAAACTCAATAATTGCGGCTTTATAGGGCTTGCTAAAATGATTTATGCAAATATTATCCAGGAGTTTCTGATGCTTAACTCTTTTATCTAACGCAACCAGATACCCACAAAGAACACCACCGAATATTACGCTCAAGATGATATTGTCTGTGGGATAAAAAATAAAATTGAAAATTACACCGATTAATAAAACAATCGAAAAGATACCTAAATTCCTTTCTATTGCGCGCGTACGATAATACTCATTTTCTGCGGTTAAAGCCTGTTCCCGCTCTGTCAATGGCATAAATCCCCCGACTATTGATGGTCATCGCCCAAGCATAAACTGCGACGGCGGGATAATAAAGTCGTTTCCCTGCTCTTCCTTCACACGTTGCTGATAACGCTGCAGTGAGCCAGGCGACATCCATTCCCTCATCTGGTTTAGGATTAGGAAGTCCATCACCGGCCGCACGATGTGCAGATTCATGTAAGGGGTGTGATTTATCGCAAAGTTAAAGTAATCAGCGGCTTTTGCATCACCCTGTTTCGTTAGCCCAAAGAGGTTTATAGCCTGCGCGGCATCGGATGCAAAGGGGCCGGCCAGCGACGTCGCTGGGGTATTACCGAACCGATTGTATTCGCCAAAGAGAAAATCGCCCAAGATGCCCAAACCGCCACCCTGCGCCATAGCCGCTGTCCATGTACTGACGTTGTCGGCCGGACGCGGGGTCTGCCCCCTCAACATGAGCTTCGTCTGCATGGAGAGATAACCAAAAGCCGTCGCCCATAGGAAAAGCTGGGCAACGCCCATCAGTTCACCGTTTCCATTGCGCATCGCACGGGTCAGTGCGTTATTGCGGAAGGTATTATTCTGGCTTAGTGAACCAAAATCATAACCACGACCGTAGAGCTCGCGACCGATCGCATTCTGCATAAAACTGGCAGTGAATGATTTAAACTGCCATGCAAACCGGAGCATTTCGCCATAGGCGGTTCCGCGCTGCATACCTTGCTTCATGATCGACATTGTACGCGCATCCGGTTCGTTCAGAGCTACGCCAACGCGATCGAGAATATAGCCGCGGACCTTATCGGAAAGAAGATCCCTCGCATATTCTACCGAGCGGTCATTAATTTTTATGCCGCGGTTGGTGAGATAATTTTCGATATCCGTGCGGGGGATATCCGCCACTCCGTCCGGCGTCATGTAGGCATTGCCATCTGCAGCGCGCAGTTTCATTTTACTGAGCGCAGCCCACTCGTTTTCTTCAATACCATGCATCGACAGAACCCGGCGCAGCTCATCTGGCACATCACGGAAAGACTTTCCAGCATGCGCCCCCATCCACTCAGAAACCATCATTCCCGTACTATAGCGGCTGCTGTTCGTCCACCAGCTTTGCAGGTTCAGCCGAAAATAATTTCGCATCGCCCTGTTAACTCTACCGGGCATCGAATTGTCAGCGCTGAAGCGATAAATTAACTCGTCTTTCATCGCATCAGCATGCAACCCGATCGATTTAAGAACCTGCTGGCGTTCCGCATTTTTCCAGCGCGTCAGCTGCACTTTATTTGCCGTGGCTTCCCAGACCGAGCCCAACATATTTCGTCCCTGATAACGCATCTCCATTGCCTGGGTGGCAATATCGTTGAAGGAAGAAATCATTGAGCCGCCAAGCTTCATCATGGTTTCTATCGCGCGCGTGGTGGCCGCAACGCGGGCAAGCGCGGCATTACCAGGAATATTTGTCTGGCCTGTTATCTCTTTCAGCTGATTGGTCAGGGAGGTGTTTCGTTTCTGCCGGAACTTGTTTAACGCCGTGTCATCTTTCGCGTCTTTGTAGCGCTGTTCTATGCGATCGGCCAGTTCGTTAAACATGTTTTCGGGATTGGTACCCATGCGGCGCATTACGCCTGTAGTTTCTGCCGAATGAATCAGGCCACTGCCTACCGCTTCACGGAGGTTTCCCACGCCAAATTTATCGTTATACCGGTACCAAGAAAGCCCGTCTTTGAAATGCAGCACTCGCTCCTGACTGGCACGACGCGCAACATTACTGCCCCCGCCCTTAAAGCCGCTCATCCAGTCCGGCCGATCAGAACGTAGGTGAACCCCGGAGGACAGGCCAACGTAGACATTATGCAGAAAATCATCAATGACAGCCTGTGATGGTGACAGCCCGCCCGATGCAGTCGGATCAAAACGCGGCGTTCGCCCGGCGACACTCACCCACTCGCCGCCGTCGTTCCGGAAACCGACGATATCACCGAGATCGATATCCTGTCCGTTCGCCAGCAGATTACCGTCACGAAAGTTCGCCCGTACAACCTGCCCGTTACCACGCATGAGATCGACGTTTTCACTGACGACACCTTTAATGTAAAAACGTCCGTCTGCCCGCTGCGCCAGTGCGCCAACATTTTCAGGCTTTAACGGTTTTGCCGGCCGCGCTCGTCCATAAATTTGGTCTTCCGTCATTGCCTTGGCTTTCCGTACCGTCAAACCATTCTGGCCGTTGATGTCCAGGCCTTCGAAAGTGCGCTGATCGAGTTCTGGCAGAATGGTATCGCGCCATGACTCAAAACCGGCGGTACGGATCTTATGGATATCGTGGGACTGCCGCGCGATATAACCCGGTATTTTGCCGATAGCGGCACCGGCGCGATTGGAGTCAACGCGAGCCTTTTCCTGCCACTTATCCAGAATGTGTGCAATTTTTATCGCATCCTCGGGAAGATGGCTTACATCCTGCTTATTGCCCAGGCGCCACATGGCATCTGCCACACTTTGATCAAGAGAGCCATTGGAAAAAACAGGCAGCACACCCTGCTCCTCCAGGTCATTCGCCAGTCCAGAAATATAATGATCACGCAGCTGGCGCATGTTGTTAAATGCGCTGTCGCGGGAACCGGATACCGCCTCATTGCGCCCAACCATAATCGCGGATAAAGCCAGGTCCGGGCGCCCACCAAAAGCGTCTATGCGCTGAAGATTTTCATGCAGCAGACGCATATTTATTACCCGGTTACGGGCCTCGATATGCTTCGCCAGAGCATCATCACGCGCAATTTCATCGGCTGCACGGAGCGCGGCTTCTTCGAGAGATAACCCCTCATTTTCGGCGCGTATGCGGGAAACCGTTGATTCCATCCGTGATACCAGGTCCTGCATCTCATCTTCAGCCAGCTGCCGCCCGGCGGCCGTGTTTACTGCTTGCTCGCAGGCAGTTAAAAATTCACCCTGTGCCATTAAATCGCTCTCCTCAACATACATGCGGCAAATGCCCGCGCTGCCTGGGCAAAACTCTGGTCACCCGCAGCGGCATTTATTTCCGCAAGGTGGGCGTTTATCTCTGCCTGATTTTCCAGTCCGTTAAAATGGGCCTGGGCCAGTTCCATTTCAGATTGCAGATCTTCCTGCGCCGCCCGCAGTTCGTCGTCTCCGCGCTGCTGGATGGTTCTCTCTGCATCGGCACTCGCTGCCCGCGCGGCCGCATCAGAATGACGCTGGTTATCGGCCTGTGTCCGAAGGCGGTTCAGTGCTGTATTTCTTTCTGCCGGATCGCCAAGACGAAAGAAATCTTCAATATCAGGTGAATATCCGTCCGCAGCTTGCCTGATCGCTGAACGAAAAGCGTTCTGCCGGACAAAGATATTAGACTCGTTGAAGCGTTCTGCCGCCGTTTTTACACCACCGGCAACAGGCGAAACCTGAAGCCCCTGTTTAATCTGTGCAGACCTGCCAGCAATCAAATCCGCGAAATCCTCCGGGATCTCACCACGATCAAGCTGGCGTAATTTACCTCTGGCAACTTCTGCATCACGATTAGAAGCCAGTTCATCGCGCAGACGTGCGTTTGTTTCTTCGGTCTGCCGGCGCCATGCGTCAACATCTTTTCGCGCCCGGGACTCCGCTTGCTTGCGCGTCATGCGTTGGCCCTGATACTGCTTTGATAAATCCCGGAAACGCTGTTCTTCCTGCTGTATGGCTAACTCATTTTCACGAATCTGACGGTTAATTTCTCCCACCCAGGGTGACTGACCATCAAGCTGCGCAGCTAAAGATTCGCGGTAAGGTTGAATATTTTCATTCCAGGCTCGTGAATACGCATAATCATCAACCCTGCTGTTAATAGTTCTTGCCAGGTCCGTTTGAGCATCAGCAAAGCGATCGTTAAACCCAGGGGCATTATCAGGGGTTAATCCTGCAGAGCTAACCGCATCCGCCTGCCCTGCCGGCGCAGCATCTGCAACCGCCTGCGGATTATCCTGTTGAAAACGCGCCTGGCGCCTGGCGGCAATAGAATCACGAACGGCGCCGCCAAAAGCATGCAGGCCGCCGCCGGCGATCGTGTTCATAAAGAAATTTTCCACCGCCTGCCCGAGAGTGTAATCATCCCCTTCAGACGCTGACGCCAGAGCATTAATAGGTTCGGCAACCAGAGACTGGACGGCACCGGCGCTGGCCCCCTGTACAAATCGCTGAGCAAACCTGCCGGCTACGCTGGCAGCTTTCACCTCTCCCAAACCAGGAACAAACCCCAGAGCAAGATTACCCGGATCCGTCATTGCCCCAGCCAGACCCGCGGTAAAAATAAGAGGAGTAGCCACACCGGAAGGCGCGGATTGCAATATAGCCCTTCGTTCCCGTGTTGCCCGGTTTGTCTCGGTTACATGGTCCAGGTATGCCTGTGTTACACCCTGTTCTGGAACTTTGATATTTTTAATACCCAGCGCGTCAAACTTTTGCTGAGCCGTCTGCTGATCAACCAATGGAGATGTTGGATCATTCGCATAGGCTTCAGATTCTAAAAAACGATTCCCGGCGTTGGCTGGCCCCGATCGCATCCCTTCTGAAAATGCAGCCCCCAGAGCCTGACCGAATCCACTTTCGAAATTACTTCCCGGCTGCTGCAGGCCAGACCCGGCGTCACCATCATCAACGAATATTGGCATTGGTATCCCTCATTCCTTCAGCAAATGACACGCCGCTTTGTGACTGTCCGCCATAGGTTTCCCGCAGCCCCTGAAGTTTCTGCGCGCGCGCATCTCGTTCAGTTCCTGGTGTATACGGCGTCTCCTGGGATGCGAATTTTTTAACGCTCTGCCACCAGGAGGGATCAGCTTTCGCCATTTTGTCGAGATCGGCAAAGCTGACGGTAACCGGATTGCCGTCGGCATCATTCTGTACGTTGTTTCCAAGGTAAAGCACCAGCCCGGAATCATCGGAATTATTCACCCAGTGAGCGTTATTTTTCACCTCGTAAAGCGTCTGCGATTTGGTGAATTCGTCAGGCGTTTTACTACCAAAATTAAGAGGCTGAAGCTGATCGGCTGTCAGTTTGTCTTTAAACAGACTAGCGCCGCGGGCAATATAATCAGGCTGATAGCCAAGATATGTCGGGACGCGATACGTATCGTTGACAGTGTATTGACTGGTGAACATATCGGCAGCAGCCTGCTTTGCTGCCGCGCTGGCATCCATTCCACGCAATACGTTGATCATCGTCAGCCGCTGCCCCTGTTCGTCCAGCGTGGACCAGCTTCCTGCCCCGCCGGGCTGCACAAGCATCGTCTGACGGAAATCTGCAGACGCATCGGCCCATTCTTGCGTTACTGAGGAATCCGATCCTTTCCCGTTTTTCGCAATCACGGACTCTTTCAGGCTGGCCGTTGGCGTGTTCCTTTCCTGCCACAGCGGCACACTCGCCCGCGGGTTTCCAGATGATAATGCACCAACCAGAGGACCATTTTTACTCTGCCCCATAATCTGCCGGCCAACTGCCTGAGAATATGGACCAAAAGCGTTCAGCTGCTGCCTGATGGATTCAACCGTTGTTTCTTTGTTGTTGTTAAATCCTTCGGCCATAGCCTGAGCGATTGAGTCAGGAAGCACCTTCTGGCTATTAATCCCGAATCGGTTTTTCTCTGATTGCACTGAGGCGATAAATGATTGGGCCATAGTCGAATCTGAGGGGTTTTGTTGCCATGCGCTGTATGCCTGCTGCACCAGTGGGGAGTTTTTCATAAACCACGAGCCGGGATCACTTTTTCGCTGTTGCGTTACCTGCTGCAACTGGGCGGTAGCTTTCTGGTACAAAGACAACTTGCGATCAAAATCCGGGTCATTAGGTTGCGGGTAAAGCGCCTGAACACTCTGCTGCGCCATCGCGACAGGCTGCGTCATTATCGTGTTATATGTCGGTACCAGCGCTTTTGTCGCTTCATACTCATCATATTGGCGGTTGAATTGTTCAAGCTGTGGCGCGGTTGCTCCCTGCGGCAGATATGAGAGATATTCCTGGCGAGTGACGTCACGTGTGGGCATGATCCCGTTCTGCATCTGAGCCATATTGTTTTGCATGGTGTCCTGCAGGTTCTGCATGCCGTACGCGCGCTGCCGGTTTACTTCAGCGGATACCTGACCTAAAAACTGGCTCTTCTGCTCCGGACTCGCATTCTGATACCAGGGCATTTTCTGGATCTGCGATATCTCAGCTTCCGGCGGCAAAGACTGAGCACGGCTTAAAACATTCATGGTGTAATTACGGGTTTCGCTAAAAGGTATCCCGGCAATAAACTGATCGCTGGAAATCTCCCCTTTATTGGGATCCCCTAAACGAAGGAGCGCCGGATTTTTTCCGGCTTTATTCGTACCGTTAATCCAGTCATCTACCGCACCCGGCCCGGCGTTATATGCAGCTACCGCGAGCGCCTGGTTACCCCCGTATTTTTTGGTAAGATCCTGGTGATATAGCTGACCTATTTGCATGTTGTAACTGGCGTCAGACATAAAGCGTTGTGGATCCCACTGCATGCCATGTTTTTTGGCCGTTTCTTCAGCTGTTGCTGGGAGGACCTGCGCTATCCCCATGGCGCCAGCCGGCGAGGTAAGCGTTTGACCATTGCCATTAAACTGCCGGCCGCCAGATTCCGCAGGGATCATCGCTGAGAAAACTTTGTCAGATGAAAGGTCGCCAGGGGTGAAAGTCGTTGGAGAGGTAAGTTGTTTTGTCCGCCAGTCTGCAATATATGCCTGCGTGGCGTTCTGAGACATCTGCTGATCAAGTCTGGCTATCCGGCCGTTTACTTCATCATCAGATTGTCCGTTTGCAGCACCGTAGGTCCGGATAGCATCAATCGCCTTTGCCCTGGTAACGGCATAGTTTCCCGGATCGCTGCGATAAGTTTCGGCATCATTCACAGCCATCTGCAGACGTCCATCCAGTTGCCCACGGCTGTAGTCCTGAAATTGCTGATATTCATGCGAATCGGCAGAACTCTGCAGCTGCAGGCGTGTTGCCGCTACCTGCCTGTTCCAGTCATCTCGCCTGCCTTCTGGTATGGTCTGCCCCAGTGTGCCGGCGGCCTGATCAAATTGCTGTAGGGCATCATCAGAAGAGCCAATAGCATTTTGCCCTTGCTTCTGGCGAACCTGGTTAAAAAGGTTGTATTTGATGGTGTCCAGTTTCAACGCGCCGTCCTGTAAAGCCGTGTCTGAAACCTGTCGCGTAATAGACGCTGTTGCCCTGGCGGCGGCATCCGCACCAGTATTCAGCATCTGCTGATCGGTTGTGTTATTGGGTAATTCCACCGGCCCGGCGCCAAGCCCTTGTGTCGTCACCTGACGATCGTAAAAAGGTAAGTTAGGCATTTTCGCGTCCTATTTCTGTCCGTATTTTGCGCCAAGGAACGTGCTACCAATCTGCGCGCCCGCCCCCAGGAACCCCAGCAAACCCGGTCGTGACGCTTTCGACTGCTGGCGTGTGGCGCTGGCCTGATTCTTCAGCGCGTCAGACTGGAGGATGCCCTCGTTAGCTACCGCGTTCGCATCTTCCTGTATGTTAAGCGCTGTCTGCCGGCGCAGTAGCGCATTAGTGCCGCCAAAGCCGGTACCGCTCGCAGCAATGCGCGCATCCTGATCTCCCTGAAATTGCCCACCGCGGCGACGAATAAGCGCCGACTGCTGGCCTGTGTTTAAAATGGCCTGGTTTGCCTGCTGGTCAAGCAGCTGCGCGTTGGTGTTCAGTCCACTGGATTGCTGCCGCGCGCTGCTTAGCGATGAAAATGCGTTTAATGCAGAGCTTGAGGTTTGTGCTATTGGCGCTGCATTGTTTTTGAAACTGTCGCCGACCGTCTGCCAGTTTACAGAATCCATAAATTACCTCGTTATCGCCCACAGAGTTGAATCCTCGCCCCGGTGGTTGAACTTCTTCAGATATCCTTCACATTGCATACCCAGCATCGCCAGCATTCTTTCACCTTCCGGGAATGTGGTGCTGGCCTCAATACGGTGATAGTTCACCAGCGCCTTGTGTAGTTCCCGGCGGGTTGCCCTGAATATCTCCGGCCAGAGATGAGGAATGTCAGCTGAAATAATCATCCAGGCGCACCCGATACCGCTGTCGAAAACCAGTCCATATTTATCCGCTGGCACAATGCCACCTATAGCCACAGGCTGGCCGTTGTGCAGACAGGTAAACGCGCCGACGCTGGCTATGTTCCCCGCGTGCTGCTCATTCCTGATACTACCGACCTGATGCGGTTGCGGCGTAATGGCCGCCAGGTGCCACGGCTCAAACGAAACGATCATCAGCCACCTAGCAACATTTTCTGACCTGAAGTATTAACGGCGGTGCCAGAGGCTCCCGTTACGTTTCCCTGATTCCCCTGCCGCTGCCGGCGACGCAGCAGATCATCAGACTCAGCGATAGAGGTATCCTGAGTAACCGGCGATGAAGGCTTTATTACTGAACCTTTTTTGTTGGCATTGGATATCGCTGAATAAGTACCCACCCCAGCAGAAAGAACAGCGGCGCCAGCAGTCCATGTTGCGGGATCGGCTTCCAATGTGGATTTACGTTTAAACAGCATGATCACCTCACGATTGAAAATAACCTGGCGTCACAGCCAGGCTGATAACTGCGGATAATAGCGTCTTGCTGGTAACTGAGCATTTTTGCGACGCGGGCGGATAAGTTATCGGTGCAGATGCATTCCACTCGATGATTTTCGGCCAGCGCGATTTCGGTAAATTTCCGGGCAGTGCGGAAAATATGAACGGGGAATACCTCTGCGCCGGGGACGGTATTTAGCCAGAGTCTGACACGCCCAGGTGCTATCTGGATGGCACCGCCAGCCGCAAGTGTCTTATCTCCGTATTCCATCGCAAACGACGGGAAAGATACCAGCGCCGCAACAGCTTCCTGCGGTAATGGGTCTTGGAATATTTCATGAATGTGGAACTCCTCAAGGCGGACAATTACGGGTTCAGTCATCTTCAATCTCTCCGACTGGATCGATGCTGACGATGGTCATTGGCTGCGGAAGGTCCTGAACAATACGGATACTGCCATTTTCATTAAACTCGCCCGGCCACGGAACGGTTACCACACCATTAAACAGCGAGGGCACCTCATCCATATTGTCGGAATAATCCCTGGCGCGAAGTTTATCCAGATACTTGCCGCCATCATCGCCGAACTTACCTCCCAGCGTATCGAGGAAACGCAGCCGTGCTTTGGCAAAGCGTTTTATGCCACCTTCCAGCGGTAGGGTAACGATTTCAGCCGCGTTATTGAGGCCGACATGCACCACCGATGATTCCCAGTCGAGCGTTATTTTTCCGTCGCTAACCAGCCGGGATGCGTGCGTCGCGCCATCGGTTACCACTGCAACGGTTTGCCCTTCCAGGAACTCCAGGCCGGATATAACGGTTGTCGCATCACCGTTATACGTCGCCATACAATCCAGTACCCGCGCCCATTCTTGGGTGATAAACGCGCTGTCATATTCCGGCAGCATGTATTCCAGATAGCGTACCGTTGCGCCGTTTATGGTTCGCCTTACTACCATCCACAACTCATCACGGCCGCCGTCAATATCCGGAATGACCTTGATGCTTTCTACCGTTCCCCCAGTCTCGTGCTCATGCCAGCCAGTTATATTTTGCTCGGCATCATATGTAAGGCCCAGAAGCTTACCCTCTTCCAGTAATACCCAGAGAATGCGGTTAGGCTCTTGCTGGTACGCCAGTGCAATAATTTCTGAAGTGAAAATATGTGGCGCCAGAATGCTGGAGTTTGTCGCAGAAAATGAATCGCTGCCGGAATCATAGGCGGCAATCATTACCTTACGCCCGGCACGCTGCACAAACGCAACGCGATCAAACAGACGCTCTGCCTGTACCTCGTTGCTTCCGATTGTGCTATTGAGTTCTACCTTCGTATTTCCGGCACCGAAAACAGATGTCAGGCTTTGCTCGCCGTAGGAAAATTCATACCCAGCGGTTCCGATAAACACTTTGCCGGCAGACGCTACAAGCCATTGCATAGTGTCCTGCGTATCATCGATACGGTCATTTATTGAGTCGTCGCTTTCAGCCTCATAACCATTTGTCATTGGGCTGAAGTTCTGCAGATCACCCGCGACGCTGGACCATATTTTTTGCCGGCCAGCGAAGACCAAGCGCCCCCGGAAAAACGCGGCAAACTGGGGATATCGGAGAACATCAGACCAATCCCCGAACGCGTATTTATATGTTTTGCCAACGGTGTTTCTGACACTAGGTGGTAATTCAGTGACAATCTTTCCGGTTGCGGATGTGGCGCTGTTGACTGCCGTTATCTCAATGATCCCCCAACCACCACCTGAATAACGCCAGAGTGACGCATCACCGCCGCTACCATCCCTGTGAGCGCCAGCTGTCCATGTCGGTTGCGTATTACCGGTCTTGGTGCCATCCATATCTTCGTAATATTTGCCATCTGAACGGCAGAAGACACCAGCAGAGAATGTTTCCGTCGTGCCGGCGGCCCAGGCGGGTATGTAACCGCTATGACCGGTATCATCATCCACTGCGTCAGTGCTGGCCTCGATGTAAAAAAGACACCCTACATGCGAAGCCTGAAAAATATCGGTGTTGGCCGTGATGTTGCACAGGCTTGTAGTGGTTGGTGTGCCATCAGGCAAATCGTTGCCATCCTCAGACCAGATCCTGAACTGATCGGTGTAAACGACGCTGGATTTGTCAGAATTAATATCAGCGAACGGTCCCCCGGAAAATTTTGCTTTTGACAAACTCCAGTTTGTATTTGTGTTTCTGGTCAGCTTATAAACAGGGTAAAGACCGTTTGTGCAGGTGATATAAATCACGTCCGCTGATTGCTGCAGCGATAAACCAAACTTCCCGTTGCGTGTTAAATCACCAGCCCCCCAAGGTGTCGGAACTTCCAGAATATTATTATCGTCGTCCAGGAGCTGAGTGTGGTTAAACCAGAAACGGATATATTCTGGCCCAAATTCAAGTATGAAGGCCTCTGTGGTACTGAACTGGAATGAGGACAGCCAGACGCGCTGTGTGCTCTCCTTCACGGAACCAACGTATTGCGTACCGCCTCGGCGACGCGCTGGCCCCTGTGGCAGAGGTATAAAGTTTTTCATACGCTTGACGGCACTGGCCCATTTATCAAAATCGACCTGTCCATACATTACCGGCGAAAGTATGCCGGCATTGAAGCTGCGTTTTATGGGGCGGATTTTTGCCATTACAAACGGGCCTCCATCCATGTTGAGGGCGGAAATTTTTCGCTTGGCTTCTCAATGGCGTTGGCGCGAACTGCGCCGGAGATAATCATCTGAAATTCATCAAGCAATGACGATTTCAACGTGTCTTTCCCGGTCACCGCCTTACAGGAACGGATTGCCAGCATGCACGCCAGCGCGTCAACAAAGGTGGAATCGAACTTAGAAGCATCGGTCACCCTGGCCCGATAGCGCAGACTTAACGGCGGCGGTAGGTTCGTAAGCAGCTCCCGCCCCTCGATTCTGTATTCAGCGGTTACCAGGCGCGGATCGTACTCGGTGAAATCGTGGCCATAGTACATATCACCAACCGATACCAGTACCATTAAATCAACAGGCAGCTGATAGGCGTATTGATAGTCAATGACAGGCGTTTTATTTAGCGGGGTGAGCTGGACGCTGCGGGCGCAAAAATTCCATGCATATTCGCGCTGTAATTTTTCGAGGAGTGGATTGTAAATCAGGTTCATCACGCGCGTGTTTTTATCCTGTTCACCCCGATCCATGAGATGATCGGATCCCAGGAAGGAAACCAGCGCCAGATTCATGATATCTGTCTGACCGGTCATCATAATACCTCATAAAAAAGCAGGGGCCGCAGCCCCTGAAAACGCACTAACTCCACCCAAATTAAGCGTTGCTGAGATTAAGCGCGGCGAACTCGACGTTATTGGCGTAAGAACGCCAAGTCTGAGCATCTTTCGTGATGAATGCATCCACTGCGCCCGCGGTGAAAGGCCCTGTTGCCACGGTATATTGCAAACTTAAAAATCGCTTATAGTCGGCCGAGGGCAACGCCACGACAACCGCAGGCCTTCCGGCCTTGAGAGTTGCCACTGCTTTTGCCGGGGTCGAGAAAATCACAGTTGGTGTGTCGCTTTTGTCCTCGTTGGCATAAGCGCGCAACTCAATCGCGAGCGTCGCAGCCCCTGCAGCCGCGAATGTGACCGACGGAATCACAACCAGAAAAGTCGGCTCGCCTGCCCCCGCATCAATCAAAGTGTTGTAATTAAACGCCGGGTTGAAATCGATAATGTTCGTGCTGGCTGCCGAGGCGGTGATCACCTGGGAGTCAGAAAATTCAAGCTGGGCATCTACAAACATGGTTATCTCCTGAAAAAGTAAACCGGAAAATCGCCCCGTTAAGAGGCGACGACCTGATCTTCCCCGATTTTTAACTGGTCAACCCGGCGCACCGGTACCTCTCCAAAGAACATCACGCGACGTCCACCAGCCATTTCCATGGTCAGGGTTGAGTTTTTCACGGCATCTACCAGCTGCAGGCGCAGCATCGCACGCAGTGTGCGGTTCATGTAATAAGCCGGGCTTACACCAACCAGTGACTGAATGCGCTCTTCCGCGATAGCCATCAGTTTGATGAGGTTTGCACCCGCATTAGCGTTAGTACGCAGAGCGGTAACATCAATGTTTGCGATGCGGACGACATAGCGCCAGTCATGCAGCGCAATACCGAGATCCCAAGTGTAAAGGTCCATCAACGCCCTGAAGCGGTTGCCGTCATCATCAAAGGCGTCACCCTCACCCAGATCACGGTGTGTCAGACCTGCTTTAGAGCCTTTCGGGAAAATCCCGTAGACTTTGTCTGGCGCCCACCCGATGAGGTAAATCGAGGTGAGATTCGCACCAGTACCGCCAGCATCGATGATGTTGTCGGCATTAGGCGCAGACAAATCGCTGAAACGTGGAGCAATGCCCAGGAATGCCTCCGGTTGCCCAACAAGCGTACCGTTAAGCATCTGAAATTGAGCCTTCTGGTTCATCGCTTCCATGAACGGTTTAGACTGGTTGAAGCGAAAACCTGCAGTATTGCCATTCAGCGCAGCAACCCGAACATCAACCTGAGAGCGGGCCTCAAGAAGACCGGTAGTTTCATCGACCTGCGCAGTGGTTGCCTTACTTTCCGGAATACCTTTGTTCAGCTTGCGCCAGTACACAGCAGGTAAACCAGTACGGGTTGTGATGCGCGTGCCGGTCGGCAGATTACCTTCATAAAATGGACAATCCCACAGCATTTCGTTGTCCTGGTCCAGGACCTCAGCGACGTTCGCAGAGGTGCCATCGGGATCAAGCAACTTTGCAGCGTCCCAGAGAGTCGGTAAGCCGGTAAGTGTTGGCATCTAAAACTCCTTATTGCATGTTCGGCCACATGCGGTGAGCAATGTCTTTTTCTGCTGCATTGCCCGACGCTGCGGCAGTAACTGTTTTGTCTTCACCCAGCGCTTTACCGATCGCCAGGACTGCATTTACGAGGTCGGGGTCATTGAGCAGGCCCGCGCTATTGAATTTCTCAATCACCGCGTCAGGGAAGAATCGTTGCACCGCGTTCTGCAGAATTGCAGTATTTGCCTCGACTTCACTTCCCCAGGACTTAATAACCTTTTCCCGGTTAGCGGCATTTTGATTAGCATTATTTTCCTGGGCACTTTTTTGTTGTCCGGCGGCATATTCGTTGAATTTATTAATTACCGTTTCGGCCTGTTTTTTATTCAGTCCGCTTTCATGCATCCAGCCCAGAGCTGTATTCAAAAACGTGCCGTCTACACCGTCGGGGGCTTTAATACCGTAATCTTCAATTTTTTCCGGGCGGCCCAGTTTCGCGTACAGATCATGCCAGCCTTTTGCATCACCTTCGTCAGGCAGTTTTTCGAGGAAGGGTGCGGCGGTCTGCGACTGCTGCTGGGCGGCTTGCTGCTGTTGCTGTTGCTGCTGCCCCTGGCCGCCCTGCTGTTGCTGCTCGCCCGGATTTAAAAGGTTTTGCTGCTGGGCTGGATCGCTGCTCTGTTGCTGGGCGGCAGGATCGACACCTGCGGCAGTGCCACCACCTTCCCCACCTTCAACAGTTACATTCATCAGACGGCGCAGGATTAAGCGTTCAAACAGATTCATTGTTGTCGTCCTCGTTAAGTTCGTTCATCTCTTCGGCGATCATTGCGGCAATATCAGATTGCGACAGGCCGAGATAGTGGTTTATGTGCAGGAAAACTTCCCGGCGCCCTTCCGAAACAAATACGGCGTATGGGTCGGTTTGCTGGGTCGTTGGTGAAATGGCAACGCTGGAAGAATTGACGTGGCAGAGTTTCGCCAGCAGCCTGATGACAACTTTTTGTTCCGGCGTCATGTTCCCCGGGGTGCCAAAGACTGACTGGAAAGCCCGCGCACGGTTCAGCGTGAGCCACAGACTTTTTATACGGTTCATCATTATCCCTGTAACGCTGGTGACGGCGCAGGTGTCTGCGCTATCTGATTGGCCTGGGCGAAATCTTTAGCTGCGGTTGCAGCCACGGGAGCTGCAGCAAGAAGCTGCTGTAGTTGCAGTTGCTGCTGATCTGCGGCATCCTGCGCAGCCATTTCATCTTCTGTTTTAACTATCTGCAACGGTGCGCCACTGGCCTTAGCGATAAATCGCAGGGCGGCGTCAGGATTCAGTGTGCGTGCAACGTTCTGATCAAATTGCCCAATTGTGCCTGCTGCGTTCACTACGTTCATTATCCCTGTAGCCTCTTCGCTCATCTGGAGGCGCACCAGCGGGCTGGTGTATTCGATGTCGTATTCGCCACCAATTTCTTTCAGTTGTTCGGGCGGTTCGGGCAGAAGTCCGTTCTGATAAGCAATGTCAATTTCCCGCAGGATCAGAGTCCCCAGGAACTCGGCTTGAATACGGCCGGCGGTCGGCGCCAGCAGCTGACCTTTTTCCTGCGCGCGCAGCATCGCTTCTGTTGCGGTCATTTGCGGGTTATCAACGAGGATCTGGAATAGCGTGATAAAAAAACCGTCGTTGATAGTCTGGCGTTTCTGTTCTGCCAGTGTCATGGCCACGCTGAAATCTGTCGCGGTATTCAGAGGTACGGCCAGAGGCTTACCATCCCGGTTCATTCCGCCGAAGTTCAGCGCGCCAGGCATCATTTTGAACGGTTGCAGAATACCGTCCTCCGGCAGCAACAGCGGCGGTCTGACAGCCATCTGTGCACCTTCAATAATGGCGCGATTGATTTCGTTCAGCAGCTTGATATCCGGCAGTACAACCATTGCAGGCGAGCGGCCGTAAACCTCACCCGGTGCGGTGTAATAGCGGCTGATTGCATAAGGCTGTGACCAGTAACCGCCCTCTTGCACAATCTTGCTTCCCTCCAGACAAATATGCACAGATCGGAAGGGCATACCCTCTTTGTCCTGTCGTGACATGTCACGCTTATCATTTGGCTCGACGCGGTGCAGGAAGTTGAACTGCTTTGAAGGGTCACTCTTCGCGGTTGTTTTTACCTGTTCGGGAAGATTTTCTTCACCAAATTGCTGAATAGCCTGGCGGGCAGTCATGCAATATTTTCGGTGGACAATATCGATCATCCCCTGAAAGTTTTCAGTGAAATAGATTTCGCGTAAATGATATGTGCAATAACGCGGGCCTTTTCCGACCACGTTATCAACGAACGTGCAGCCGGTCCCGAATGCGCCTGAAGAAATATAATGCTCATGAGATTGCGAAGCGAAATTGGCCCACGGCGCATAGCGGAGGCGGAAGAGGATATCGCGAACCTCCTGGAAATAACGCTGCACCTCTTCATCATCAGCGAATCGCTCATTGCTGAGAGTGTGCCATTTCTGTGTTCTCGGGGTGATAACTGACTCGATGGCCGCTCCGAATTTTTGCAGCGCCAGCGCGCCGGTAGCATCTATCGCTTTCTCGGTACGTTTACCGCCCTTCTGCCTGGTCCCCTTGAACTCGGCACTGCGCGGCAGAATACGCTCAGCTATTTCCTGCCAGTGCTGTTCGAATACAGAACGATCGGTTTCCATACTTTTTTGCTCACGCAATATCCGGCCGATACGCTCTGGTTCATTTTCGTGTGTTTTTTGGTCTGACATCAGTTATCCCCGTACAGATCCCATTCGGAATCAGCGTAAAACTGCTGGCTATGTCCGGGAGGGTTATAAGGATCGTAATTGGACTGGGCAAATTGCTGGGTTGTGTGGCGGTTGCCGCTACGCAAAGACTTACTGCCTACTGCACCATAGCGAAATGAGTCTGCACCGTGAGACGTCCAGTTATGCAGTGGGGTTGGCTTATACATTTTGCGAGTGTCGTCCCACTCTTTTTGATACTGTCCCAGAGCCTCCAGGCCTTTTTCGCATTTGGCCTTATCGAACCAGCAGGAACGCAGCATCATGCGCACCTCGCTGATACCATCATCAACCGATGTGGCCGGAAGTACCTTACAGCGTATCCCCAGCTTGCCCAGCGTCTCTTCGCGTGATGCTCCGGTGCTTAGTTCCCTGGCGCGTACATCGTGTGGGAAGAAATGACGCTCAGCATAGGTATACGGTTTCTCGCGCAATATTTTTACGTAGTGCTCCAGGCCAACACCTGAGGATTCGTAATAATCAATGACACGTACTTCTTTGCCGATAAACTGATAAAACCAGATGGCTGTTGCGTCGCCAATGCCCAGGTCCCATGAGGTGTAAACCTCATACTGTGGATCCCACGGCACATTTCCTATTTGCCCGGCCTTCTCCAGTCCAACCAAGATCGATGAGTAATAGGCGCCGGGTATTGCAGCGTTCCAGTCACACATGTATTCCTGATTGAACAGCGCCTGCCCCTCTTCTTCCCCGCGCTCTGCCTGCATCTCGCGCAACTCTTGAGCGAGTGTTTCCGGTGGGATATGCAGCGTAATGTCGGCGCTTAAATGGTCACAAAACCAGTTGTCAGGATCCTTTAAGCCGCCCTGGAACATTTTGTAGAAATGGTTTTTTCCGCGTGGAGTGGAGACAAAAAACGCCCAGCCGCCGTTATCAGCCAGTATCGGTCGCAAAAATGCCCACGCAGAGGGGTTACTTAGTGCCCATTCTGAGAAAACAATCCCCACATGACCGGAACCAATTAGCGCGCCATAGTTGTCGCTGCCGACTGCCTGCCACGTGGAACCATTGATGAACTCGATCATCATCTCGTTATCGAGCGTTTTTCTTCTCAGTTCATGAGGAAAAGCCTCATCGATACGAAGACGTCCAGTTCTCGGGTTAACCGCCTTCCAGATAGCCTTTCTTACCTGGTTCGCCTGCGGCAGGCAGTGGGCATAGTTCCCGACACGCTCGAATGCCTTACATGCTGTCATGTGCAGGCTGAAATCGTCTTTCCCGTAACGGCGCGGCCAACACAGCGCAGCCCTTTTTTTCCCACCCTGAATTTCAGCCCATGCCCGGCGCTGATGAGGGCGTGGTGTCCAGTTGTTCGCGGGGAGGATAATTTCTGCCATTTATTCACGTCCTATTCACTTTTCTGGATAAAATGCCGGCATTTTTCTCACTCAACCGATTAACCAGGCAATAAAAACACCTGGCTATTCTTTTTCGTTGAAGTGCTTAACCTTGACGGTCATTTCCAGATCACCCTCAACAGATTTTTTCTCCACCAGCCCAAGTTCGCGGGCAATGATGTTGGCGTTAAGCAGATCAGCGGCAGCGCCGGAAAATTTCTGCTCATATATGAGGCTTTCAACTCGCGTAGTGATCGGGAGTAAATCTTTTTTCTTCGCGTATGCTTCCCACGTCTTCCGGTCGATATCGAGGAACAGAAACAAGCCGCTAAGCGTCATAGCACGCATTTTCGGGAGTCTGGCTTTAGTGATTGTCCCCTGAAAACTAAATGCTTTGGTTTCCCACAGAGGGTGTTTTTCCACCCAGTCGAAATATTCACAGCAGGCATCCCACAGTTTTTCAGGATCAGAGAACTTTGGGTTTCTCCCGTGCTTGCTGCGTGCCAGCCAGAATTTATTGCCCTTTGGCGCTGCCATATCTCATTACTCCGTGTTACGACGGGTGTATTTCCGCTTCTGCTGAATTTTTTCGGGATCGCTTTTTGGCTCTTCAATTTTTTCATTGCGTGGTTTTTCTTCCGGGTAAAGCGACAGGAATGCAGCCACGACAGATGTGACAATGTCTTTAGCTGCCTGCGTTCCGTCCGAACCGCCGGGCCAGCCAAAATTTTTAGCCAGAACAGCACCAGCACTTTTGACGATCTCCACCTGAATACTGGTTTCTAACTCATGCAGTTTTTTCAACGTCGGTTTCCTCAGAGATAAGGCCCATAGCGGCCATCATGATTTTTAATTCTGGTGCGTCACCATTTTTAACTGCGCGGATAATCACACGGTCAGAATTGCCGTTCGCGTACGCAGCTGCGCCGTACATTGCTGTATTGAGGTGCGCTTTAAGAAAGCGGGCTTTCATTAGCTCCAGCAGTTTTTCGGCTTTTTCGTCATTAAGGGTCATCATTGGTCTCTCCACTTTGGTACTTTCGGTCAAGGCCACCAGAGGAGATGGCCTTTGCAGAAATTACGAAAGGATCAGGTCTTCGAGCTCATTGAGCTTTTCGTAAAGTTCCCGGTTAATCCTCCCGCGCTCTTCGGAAATTTCCTGAAGAACTCCGATAGCGCCGGGGTTTCCGCAAGTAGCGGCGGTGTCAGCTGATCCGGGGGTTGGAACCGGCCCACGCAGAGATAACAAAATCGCTGATAGTTTTGATGAAAGTTCTAGCCCTTCCGCATTCTGGTTTTTGGCGATGCGCAGGTAGTCATCAAGGGGGGATTTAACTTCTGCCGGTTTCAGGGGTTCATTCATTGGTCTTTCCTCATTATTGGGTTGTGGATCGTTTAGCAATCTGCATCAGGGCGGGCGACTGCGCGGCATGCCCACATACAAGCTTCCTGCATTTTGGTGCGAGCGATGGCCAGGCAACGCAAAGCTTCTGCTCTATCGGTTTCGGCCTGACTACCACGCTCGACAACTTCTGCCGTTGCAACCTCTCGCTCAGTATCGAGCAGACTGCAAAAATGTCGGCTGACACCTTTGAGGCGGTTCATGCGCTCAATGTCGCCCGCGGTTAATGTGCGGTAGCCCTTTACTGTGCCGCCGTCCTGCGGTTTAGCTTCACTCATTGGTTTTCCTCTTTCGGTGGTTGTCGTGCACTCCGCAGCAGCAGAGTGATCATGTAGTTTTTGCTGTGGCGCCGGCAGGAGTCGAAAAAGCTTTCACGTTTGCTCATAGGGATTTTTTTTCCGGAAAACTTCTCCGCCAGCTCTGCCGTTGGGAAATAAATGCGACGTGAATTTCGTCCTGTTTCGTTGTGGGCGCGGAATATGAGATTGTCTTTAAGCAGACTGTCCAAAATAAAAAATACAGTGCTGCGTGACATACCGAGCGAATACATCACTTCGGCAGACGTTACCCCTTCCGAGCAGGTGCGAATAAGCTCAAGCACAGCAATTTTTTTCCTGGTTAAACCCGACACAGGCGCAACACCTTCACTTCAACCGTTACCTGATCGAGCAGCTCCAGCTCGGTACCGTATTTGTTCTCCCATGTCTTTTGTCCTGCGTGAATTGCCACGCCAAAGCCCCCAGTGCGGTGATGCGCCGGGCAAAGAGGCAAGGTTCTTTTGTGATTTGCGCGCTGGCCGGCGCCCTGACCGGTTCGGATGTGGTGGATTTCGGGGACGGAGTACACACCGAAGTGTACTTTGCAGACAATACAACCTATCTCAACGAGATCTTGGAAATATTGCTTATCTGATTTACTGGCGCGCTTTTTCACAAAGCACCCCCTTGCTGGCTGCAAACTCCCCGTAATACAAATCTTCTGCTTTCCGGCGGGCATTGATAGCATCGGCAATTTCATCAAAGCGGCCTAAACTAACGGTCCTGCCATCAACTGAAATTTGCGCCGCCCATTTGAGGCGAGTGGATACCCAGTAAACTCCCGGAATTCCTGAGCTATTGTCACTCCTCAAGCCCACATTTTTGGTATTGTCGGCCTGTGTGCAGATCCTCAGATTTGAGCGGGTGCAGTTGAGCTTATTACCATCAATGTGATCTACAACATCATGAGGCCTCGCATTCATGATGACGCGATGAAGGTATCTTTCCTTGCCAAAATGCCAGCCGGTGACTTTTGCATAACCATTCGAGCCGATGTGGATGGGGTAACCCACAAAGATCAAGGCGTCGGCCTCATCCATCTCGACGATATGAGAGCGAATATTGAATTTCATAGTGTCCGCCTCAGGCCGCATAACTGAAAAGCTGAGAGGCTGCGTTTTCTGCCGCCTGCTGCGTCGGGAAGGTGCGGAACAGAATGAAGTTCCAGAGAACGTCGAGGACTGACTTATAAAGCTGGGAGAATTCGAGATCGTCCATTTTTGCGAACGATATGGATTTGGGTTCCTTACGAGTGGTGCCATCAGGCATCTGGTATTCGGTATAAAAACCGGCTTCGATAGTTACCCAGGAACGGAACGCTTCAAACGATTTAACCGCACTGATATTCCCGGCGCGTTTTTCTGCTTCATCGCGCAAATACTGGTCCGCCAGTTCCTGCAATGTGTCAGCATGCCCGGCATAGTGGGCCACCAGCTGCACGTAACCATGCACCAGTTTTTTATCTGCAGGGGAAATAGCACCGCCGGATGGCTGCCAGTAGTCAAAACCGAGATTGAGGAGAGAGAAAAACTTGCGGTGAAATGCAGGGTTTCGCGCCTGCTTAAAATCGGAATACAGAACAGCGCCCGAGCGAATTTTCTTCACAAACTCGCGGGCGTCGGGCGATGCAGGGATTAACACATCGCCATCTGATTTTATAAATGAATACTGCGCCATTGGGTTCCCCTTTAGCGCAGCAATTGTTCAGAAGTATATTGTGTTGGGTGTTCAGGCCAACGGGGTAATTATAGCATATTGCCGTCTGGTTTGATAATGGTATAACCCGTCAATTTAGCTAATTCAAACAACGCGTTAAGTGTCGCCACATGCTCATCGGAATGGACAATTCTGGTCTTCTTAATTTTGCCCTTTTCACATGTTATCAGCACATCACCATCATCGGGGAGAAGGTCTCCTGCATCTTTCTTATCAATCACTACCTCTCCCTCGCTGGTGATACTGTATAAATTCACAGTATATATACTACCAACTGACAGTGAGCGCAAATTTTTAAGAGCACGAATCGTTAAAAATCAACAATAAACCTCAAAATATCCGATTGAATTCAAAAGAAAACCGCCATTTCTGACGGTTCTGTTTTATCTGGTATGGTTGTTCGCTATGCTGACAGTTTAGTTTCGTGCCACCCTCGCGTTACCCAGCATTGCGAATCACCAGCACACGGGCAGGAGGTGATCGGCAGCGACTCACCGCATTTTCTACACAGACGTTTGCTGATCGATTTGATGTGCCCACTAAGCCGCGCATCATCCTGACGGATCAGCATGGCTATGTACTCGGCCAGTTCGTACGGTTCACGGCCCGGGCGCCGGGCGGTGCAGTTACGCGCCAGCATATCCAGTTCCTGCGCATCGAGAACCAGCTCAATTTTCCGGTTGCCGGCGGCAGACTGCCGCGCTCGCTGCGCGGCTTTACGTTCTGCGGATGATTTAGCCATTATGCGGCCTCCCGTGCCTGGCACATTTCTGGCAGATTTGCCCTTACCAGTGCTTCCGCGAACGGCGGCGGAACAGCGTTGCCACATCGCGCGACCTGCTTATCCTTCGCATACTTCACGCCGCGGTAATCCTGGTCAATGATGTACCACTCAGGGAAGCCCTGCGCCCGGTAAAGCTCGTGCGGCTGCAGCATGCGCATGCCAATATCAACGATGCGATAAGTTACCCCGGCGATTTCCACTAGCCCGGTGCTATCGGCTCCGCAATACTCTTTCAGGAATGCTAACACCTGTTGCGCGCGCTGCTCGTCGTAATGCTCAACAGCGAGAGTGGTATCAACTTCCCCGACGTGCTGACCACCAGCGGTAATAGTCGGCATCGGCGCATCAGTTCGCTGTCCGTCACGGCAAGTACCGCGCAGCTTAACCAGGTGGGAGGCGACAACGGCGTGGTGATTGCCAGTCGTAACCGTATGCGCAGGTGATTCAACGGATCCGCCTGGATGCCCGGTATTGTTCACCATGAGATGCGCCGCAACTACCGCATGATGATCAACCGTAGTCACTGAGTGTGCTGGCTCGTCCAACCCTACTCCTGGGCCCGAATAGTTCCCGCCGTAGTGTTTCGCCAGAAATGCGCCAACGACCGCATGTTTACCGCCACCAGCAACTACAGTACCCAGCGGTTTATTAAGCCCAGGCACACGCGGAGCCTGCCCGGGCCTTTCGCTATATCCGGTTTGAATCAACGTTGGCACCACCAGCTGCGATTTACCGCCACCGCCCGCGGTGATCGTCGCGCTGGGCTCGTCCGCCCGGTGGCCAATGCTGCCACCAAACTGGCGCGCAATGATTGGTGTCAGTAACAAATGTTCATTTTTGCTTGTAACTGTTGTAAGAGGTTTTTTTGCGTCATAAGACATACGGTCACCGCCGAATCCCGTCTGCCCAATCCTCGCAATGTATGGTGTGACCATACAGGCGCGGGACTCTTTCAGGATGGTATGTGCTGGTTTATCCAGTGGCCGTGGCTTCGCCTGATACTCGCTGCCGCCATTTCCGGCCAGGAACGGTGCCAGCTCAGCTTCAACGATACCGAGGGCGTGACCATTCCCGCCCGGGCGTTTTGACGTACCAGCAGTCACTGTTGGTACCGGCTCGGTGACTGGCTGCCCGGTTGCACCGGTGCGGAATTTTGTCAGATGCGGTACCGCCAGCCCAAATCCGTGGGTTTTGGTAATCGTCTGCAGCGGATCCCCCAGCGCCTGTCCCCGGAAACAGTCGTATTTCCCACGGGTGGTTGTGTGGTTGCATTTCACAATGAACGGATCTGCACTGTCGATAACGAACCGTTGGATGCCGCGGGCAATACGTTTGAGCGTGTTCACCGCCAGCGGCTTTCTCCGGTCAAATATCGATGGCGCGGGAATGGACCAGTCGATACATTCCGCAGCTGTACGCCACGGTGCCAGTTTGCCAGCCAGCACCGATGGTGATTTCGGATCGCCATGAGTGGCTTCCGGCCATACTATCGGCTTACCGTCGCGGCGCATGACCATGAAGAATCGTTTTCTAATCGTCGGTGCGCCGTAGTCGCAAGCGCGCAGTTCTCGATACTCAACGACGTATCCCAGCCCTTTTACCAGCCGTGCGGCATCTTCGCTATCAAGCGAAATGTTCAGAAATTCGCAGCATTCTGCCAGCGCCGGATGGTTCGCCGGGATACCGGTTGTCAGCATGCCTACAAATGCCCGGAATGTTTCACCGACGCGGTCTGGATCTGGTCGCATTTCAGCCGCAAGCAGCGGCCCCCATGTTTTAAACTCTTCGACGTTTTCCAGCATCATTACCCGAGGGTCAACATCCAGCCCCCAGCGAAGTGTTACCCACGCCAGCCCACGAATCGCTTTTTCAACGGGTTTTGCACCCTTAGCTTTTGAGAAGTGGCGGCAATCAGGACTAAACCATGCCAGCCCAACCCGGCGGCCGGCGGTCGCAACTTTCGGGCGAACTGAATAAACCGACTCGCAGTAATGCAGCGTGTCGGGGTGATTAGTAGTGTGCATCGCGACAGCGTTCGGGTCATGGTTAATCGCAATATCCACACTGCGCCCTATCGCCAATTCGATGCCCGTTGAGGCTCCGCCGCCACCAGCAAAGTTATCAACGATGATTTCGCTCTCTCTCACGCGTATTTCTCCATGGCGCTGGCCAGCGAACGAGCCGCGGCGATAATTGACGGTACCGGCATTTTTTCCAGCCACATCCTGTTGATGTGGTGCTGCAGGCGGCGCTGGTGGTGCGACGGGAGTTCCCCGGCGTTTTCTACTTCTGACAGGACCATCGCTACTTCAGCTGGCCATACAGTTTCAGGCACGTCCACCAGCAAAAGGCTTTCAAGTTCCTGAATGCGTTTGCAGGCATATTCCAGTGAAGGATCCACTACTTCACCTCCACATCAATCCGAGCGATGGCACAGCATCGCTCTATTGCTTCTTTCACCCATCGGCGGTAAGTCACTAGATGGAATGTTTCCGTTTTTCCGGTACCGCTCCAAAATGCTTTTGAGCTCGAATCAGGCAGAGTAATGGTCAACCGTTTAACAACGTTGGTATCGTTAGCCAGAGAGTTTCCGCTGCGCGACTCGGCGTTTTTTGGCAATGAATCCAGGGCTGACGCTGGATTGATGCCGGTCAGCGGCTGAACCTGCACCGCCTGCACCTTTTCGTTACTCCTGCAGTTATTCGAAGCTCCTGCACTTTTTTGGAGTTCCTGCAGCATAGCGGCGCGGCAGGCGTTCTGCACATTCCGGTCATAGTCGGTTGTTACCCACCCGTGATACCACATAAAAGCGCAGTAAGCCGCTACGTCTCGCGGATCACCTTTTTCGATGTGTTCCCAAAGTGATTGCAGGCAGTCGTCATACCAGTCATCTTTCATCCAATCGGTTGAGCGGCCATACTTCTGCTCGGCCTTATACAACTTATCAGCCAGCGCACTTGCGAACCGCAAAACCAAATCGGTGGTTTCAGGGTTCAGGCCCTCCGGCACTACCACCGGCGCTGGCTGCTGCGCGGGGATACGCCCAAGTAGCTTGTTCACTTCCCTCGCCATTGCGCCGTATTTGTCCAAGTGACGATTAGCCTCCAGGCAAACTCGCTGCATCTGGTCAGCGTTAACCCGCTTCACTGGCTTGCCGTTTGCACTTTGTACAGCGTCATCAAGCTGTTGCAGGAGAATATTGACCACGGCGGCAGCATTTTGCGGAGTAACTTCCCAGCCTTCATACTCGTAACCGCTGCCGTTAAGGCGATCAACAATCGCGGTCAGTTCCGGCGCTGGCTGCGCGTGGCGATAGAGCGGCGCTTCAGCCATAAACTCTATTTCTCGTGCCAGCTGGTACAGATGCGCCGTATTAAACGATGATTCTCCGCCTCTTGGCCGCGGATTTTCGGCCAGGTACCTCAGGGCTGCAGGAACAGATTTATTGCATCCGTTGCTCCACGCCACCGGTTCGCTGTCAGCCTTGCGGCGTTCCTCTAGCTCTACCTGCAAGGCGGTTGTCGCATCTGTAAGGTGTCGAATGGCTTTTGCGGCGTGTTGCGCAAACTCAGTGATTTTCCCGTCCCACTCGGTTTCACGCCCACTCTCTGAATAACTGAAAACCTCAAAGCAGTCACTATTGATTTCGTTATCTGCAAGATTTTCCAGTGTATATGCAATGTCATAGCCATTTTCGATAAGCATATCGATTTGCTGCTCTGTTAACTGGTTATTGGTCATTGGTTGGCTCCTTCGATATTCACCTTGATGGCGAATACCTTCACAGGCTGCTCGCCGAAATATTTGTGAGTAATGGTTTTGATTTCGAATCCGTCATAGGGGATATCAATGCGGCGGTCGTGGTCGTCTGCTCGCGGGTAGCCCCGCGTGATAATCAGGCGGTCATAATCGCGCCCAAAGATGCGGCGCCCCCAATACGGATTAACCAGGCGGTACTCTTCTGTTTTCTCGCCTTGCTTCATTGCGTCGAAATACTCACCATTTACTGCAAGCTGAAGGTTAGCCATCACTCAACCTCCCACTTGATGCCAGCTGCGGTCAGCGCATCTTCAATATCATCCCGGTCATAAACGGCAATGGCGTCTTTAACGAGCCACCTCGGCATCTTTACTGTGACGGTATGGGACTCCAGCTCGGCGATGCGCTTCTTAGCTTCCAGCAAATCCGAAACACCCTGTTTAGTGGTGAACATAAGTTGAATAGCCAGCGCCTTCCAGGTGACAGGCTGAAGCTGCCCACAACCATTTGGGCATGGCTCCGATTTACTGTTACCAGTGGTAATTGTGTCTGCTGTAACACTGATGATGTTCTTCGTTTGAACGAACGAGCACTCAGTGCAGCGCAATATGTCGGGAGCGATAACAGAAGACTCCAACTCGGCGTTGCGCTTTTCAGCCGCATCCAGGTCTTCCCCTAATTTCTGTGCCATCTGGAACCAGTTAGCGCGCTGCTCTTCCATAAGCTCCAGCGCCTCTACCAGCGACCTGATTTCTGAAGGCTTAGCCAGATACCATTGGGTATCATCAATCGCCGAAGCTTCTGTTTTTACTCTCTCCACCAGTTCGGTGATATCAGTCATCGCTGTTCTCCACTCCATAATCCGCAAAATACCCTGACGACATTTTGATGAATCTGTCCTCAGTAACCGTATAGGCCTTCCTGCCTTTTCTCTCTTTCCCCTCAGGGTCAATGAGGTGGCAGGTGTAGATAATCCGGAGCTGCCACTTCCCTGGCATTTCAGCGACTGAAAGAACCTCAAGGATTCTTTTCCCTTCTGCGTCAGCTGTATAAACGGTCTGGTCTCCATAGCCGCAATCAGCCGGCTCAGATGTTTTGCGGCAACCACCAATCCACCTTTCATCGGTAAATACATTTCCGTCCCATTGCTGATGGTCAGTGCATACGAAAATGAATGGGTAAACTGTTTCGAACCGATCACCGGCGCGAATGTCCAGCGTTTTGCTCATTTGTTGGCCCCCTCGCGCAGCTGCTCGCAAAACTCCTTGCCGCAGTCGATAGCGCCAACAATTAAGGAAACTTCATCGCCAACAAAATCGCCATCATCGACGCACTGCTGCAACCGACCAATGAACTCCTCCACCCCATCAGCCTTAATCCCGGTTACGATGCGATCGGTGGCGGGGGTTTCTAGGTCAGGCTTGCTATAAACGGCCCACGATTCACTGCCGTCGTCGTTTTTCTCGCCGGGCTGCTCATGCACTGCAAGATACTCACCGCCGCGGCCTGGATCTTGATATGTTGGCGGAATCGAATGCCAAGACAGCCACGCATCTGGTTTGTTGAATGCGGCCTTCAACCCCACATTCTCCGCAGCCAGCTGCTTAACCTGGGCCCTGAGCGCCGTCAGTGAGGTATCGCGCAAAGCCCGAAGATTACGAATTTCGCTGGCTACCGACGCCGGGCCATCCTCACCGCAAACTTCCATCATGGTTTTTTCCCAGGCAATCAGAGCGGCGTCTTGTTTCTCGACATGCTCAACCAACGCATTAATCCGATCAGGACTTGTTGCTCGTACCCACTTGCAGATTGAAGTTATGTAGCCGTCACTCTCAAGTGAGGAACTTAATCCTTGGCACCCAGAGCGATTGCCTTTGGTCGCTTTGATATCAGCGATGATTTTGTTGATGCTGATTTTGTTATCCATGCATAGCCTCCTGAACATCCAAAAAACGCTGAAAAGCGGAACCGCCCAACAAGTTGTGATTCATCCCAACAGCAGCTTTCGGCACCAGACCAAATCGTTTCATGTCAAAATCGATAACAGCGCGCTGGTCGCGGAATAAACCCGAGCGGCCATGCCGAACGACTTCGCCAGTGGCTTCCGCCTCGCGGAAATACTTCAGGACGGTATCGCGGCTTAACCCCAGTTTTTTCATTGCATCGCTGGTCGTCAGGCGTCCCTGATGTTTCGTGATACGAATCACTGCGCGGACATACTCCCGGCGTTCTGCAGCTGATATTGCTCTTGCCATACATCCCTCACTTAACGACGCGCAGATGGCGTACGTTTTTGCGAAAACTATCCCAGTCAAAATTTACCCACATGCCGCCGTCCATCTGGAGACGGTCAAGGATCCTTGCCCCGAGGGTTTCCGTCAGCGATTCGTAGTTCAGGTTGGTCAGAATGCCGACTGGTCGCATAGACGACAGGCGACGGTCGATAACCTGGTTCAGAATGACCTTTTCGCCGCTACTGCCGCGCTGAATGCCTACTTCGTCCAGAATGAGCAGGTCTACACGACACAAATCGTCCAGTAATGACGCTTCCGACTGCCCGCCGTCATAGCACTCACGAACACGCAACATCAGATCCGGGATGGTCACCACCAGCACAGAGTGGCCACCAGCCAGCAGATGATTACCGATAGCTGCCGCCAGATGATTTTTTCCGGTACCCGGTGCGCCGCTGAATACGAAACTGGCAAACCCTGAACCGAAGTTCTGTGCGTAGCTTTTTGCCATTGTGAGCGCCCGGCGCTGGCCATCTCCTGCCACCTGGTAATTTGCGAACGTGCAGCTACGATGCAGATCCTGAATTCCCGCACGTCCGAAGATTTTCTCAGAGCGTGCACGCTGGTTCTGTTTGTCCAGTTCCTCGCAACGCTTTCGCCCCTCCTCGGCTTGCCAGGCACGCCATTCCTCAACGCTGCCGAACTTTGGCTCTACACCAGGAGGAATGAGTTTTTTCAACCGCTCCAGCGCACTACCAGTGCCAATTATGTTTTTCATCGCTACCCCCTGAACCCGCTCGGAATTAACTTACCTGGCAGGGACACCGTGTTCGGATCCCGCTTTCCACCAGGCGCTGTTATGGTCCACGGTTCCTCGTAGTGCTTTGAAGGGCCGAAAAACGTGGATGCCTGTTTTACGTACTCGGTATTGAGTTTCCCGGCAGCGGTAACGTATTCCGTGTATCGCCGCACGCCGTCGGTAAGTTCCTGGGCTGTTGCGCCAGATTTAATACGTGCAGTCCAGGCTTTGAATGCATCGGCTTTGCTGTTGCCGCCGGCACGTTTGGGGTATTCCCGCCAGGCCTGCTCGAATTCTTCCGAGTAGTGACTTTTTGTCTTTTCAGATGGGGCGTCAGCGAGAGATTCACCATCTGGGGGTGTGGCGGAGCCATGCCCCAAAAGATCTTTATCTTTTTCTTGTTCCTGATCCTGTTCCTGATCTTGGCTTCGTAGCCCCTTCGAAGCCCCTTCCAAAATTTGGCGCGTTTCACGTTTTATATTCAGATGGAAATCATTTTTATAACGTTCGTAAAATGATGAAAGGAAAGGGTTTTCAGTAAGTGATGCATACTCACTCCTGACCCCTGCGCAGCGGTTATCACCAGGCTTTAATGCTTTGCCTACTTGATAGGCGGCCATTTCATGCACCCAGACCATCTCGGTGTCCTCGTCATAGCTACAAAATCCCGCTTCGATGGCGCTTTTAAGCCCCTTCGAAGCCCCTTCAAAGCCCAAGCCTGTTTCATGGGCGATATAGAGAATTGGCAGGTAATACAAACCGAGCATGTTTGCGTGTGGCGAGGTCATCAGATAGAACGAGACCACCTGCGCTTCAGCGCCTTTTTTCCGCAGTTCACGACCTGTTTTTCCTAGCCAGAATTGCGGTGCGACTGTTGCATAGTCACGCATAGATACCCCTGAACTTATGACGTTGGCTTATCGGTCTTTTCGGCGTATTTAAAAACAATTTCTACGCACAGAAAGACGCATTTCTGACAGATAGAGACGCCGGGTCCGGCGATTAGAACGCCTGTAAACCCGACATTGCTCACCCCGCAGAAAGAACACTTATGAGTTGGCTGGATGTTTACCTCAACACCTGTTCCTGACATACTTACCTCGCAATTACCTCTTCGTTTTTGCATCAGAAAGCCGTAGGTGTTCGAGCACCGCGGCTTTCACCCTTTCAGAACAAACCAGTCTGATTGCTGCCCTTTCGCACGGTGCGCTTTGCTTCCCGGCGTTCAGCTGCACTTGTCTGCTTCTCAGCCCATAACTTTGCGTGTCGCATAACATCGTCAAACATTCCCCCTTTTCGGCTTGCCTGTGACATCCGCTTGTACATATCGACCGCCTGGTATGCCCCCCCCTGAGCCACTGCCTGCGTGAAGCCCTGGCGAAGCAGTTCCTCGCGGACATTCTTCTCGATGAACTCGATGTGATTCATTCAGTCCCATCCCAGCGGACCCGGGCGGCACCGCTCAGCACGCAGGCCTATATCAGCGAGCGTTTCAACAGACTGCAGGTAATGCCTGGACACAACGACTGCTTCCGGCGGTACAACCTGCAATCCGAGTATTGAGAGTTCTTTCGCCACATCAGCAAAATGGCCCTCCCCTTTGCGTCTGCTTGCCGTTGACTCACTGATCCCCAAAAGTTCGGCGTAAACCTTTTGGCCGACCGATGAAAGCCGGTTGAGTAAGACGCTTTCAATCTCAACCGGGTTGAGAATTGGTGGATCTAACTTTCGTGCTATTGCGTTTTGCATTGGTGATAATCCTCTTGATGCTGTTTAATTTTTTCGGCAGGCACACAACCAACAGCTGGAAAACCATCTGTCGGGTTCGGATAGATATCAGGCCGCAATTCATGCGGAGTAACGCCAGTTGCTTTGAAGATCGGGAGAACGCGGCTTTGAGGCACTACACCGCAATTGCGGTTTTTCCAGTGGCTCACTGTCATGGCTGATACATCTAAACTTTCAGCTAACTTGCTAGCGTTACCCGCAATATTGATGGCTTTGTCGAGAGCTTTCATACGTGACTCCAGTGAAGATACTCGACAATTAAACAACAGGTTTAAACCACAGTCAAAGAAATTTCAACATGTGGTTTATTTCGGGTGTTAAACGATTTGTTTATAATCTTGATATGAGAGAAAAAACCATTAAAACGCCGATGCTTTCTGATCGTCTTACCAAAGTGCTAAAAACTAGGAAGATGAGTAAGTCTGAACTAGCCAGAAGGGTTGGCGTAACTCCACAGGCCGTAAATAACTGGTTCTCCAGGGGAGAACTGGGGAGAGAGTCTGCACAACAGATTGCGGATGTACTTAAAATCTCCATCGACTGGCTTTTGAATGGTGATCCGAATGACATTTTGACTATCGAACAAGTCAGAGTGAAAAGGCTAAAACAATTTGTCGAAAATGGATCCCCTAAGTTAGAGGATGACCCCTTCTTTGAGGAAATCCTTTCAGGCAAGAAAATCATCAATGACAATTTAGCAAGACGTATTGAGCGCGACCTAGAGCTACCCTTTGGATCACTCGATTACGATCCAGAACGAGCATCGTCAAATCTTGTTGGTGACCTGTCTTCTTCTGAAGTCGAACTAGTGCACCTTTTTCGACAAATGCCAAAATCAGCCCAAAAGGAGATGCTGTTACTCTTTAATAGCAGGGTTAATGAATATTCTTCTCTTTTTAGAGAACTGCTTGAACTGAAAGATCGCCAGTAGATCTTATCCCCTCTCTCTTGAAAGGAAGCCGGCTGCCGCCGGTTTTTTTATGTCCTCAAATCAATATTAAACTACAAGTTGAAAATAACCTTGACGCAATTTTAAACCTGTTGTTTAATTTACTCCATCAACAACGCGCTGCGTTGCTCCGATAAACGTTCCGCTGGCCGGCGACAAGGCAGAGGTTGAAATGAGCAAGCAAGGCATCAGAGCCCTGATCATTTCGGCAGTTATAGGGTTCACCTTCTGGGTTTTATTCATCATATGCATTGCGGGGGTTATCTATGGCTAATCCAGTTCCAAACAGCGGTCGCGCAATACCAATGCGTAATCCGCGCACCGGCGCGCCCTGGTCTGTTTCATACGACCATGTTCGCAAAACCTATTTCCATGAACCGCAGGGAAATCTGCGCTTTATCCGTCAGCCCTTTTACTCAAGGGAGCTTGCGCCCTATCTCGTTCCGGCAGGTACCCACTGATGAGCACAATGTTCGCCCTGGTGATAACCGTCGGCATGCTAATTGGCGGTAATCAGGATGTTTTGCTGGGTGTATATGACAGCGAGCAAGCATGTCAGGAAGCCGCAGTTGAGCAAGGTGTAAAAGGCGAATGCCTTCCTTTGAAAGGCGTTCTGGCTGAACACCCCACCGGATTCACCGCACAGATGTAGGAGGCGTTATGCAGAAACGATGTGCGTATTGCCGCAAGGCTCTGGAGGAAGGAAAAGTTGTGAAGATGACCATTCTCATCATTCACGGCACACAGTTAGTACCACGTGAAAGAACGTATTGCTCGAAACGTTGTGGCGAATACGACGCCATGGCCAACGAGGCCTAACGTAAAACCCGCCGAAGCGGGCTGTACGTCCGGTGCCACCGACCAAAGTTACACCGGAAATTACCAAAACCAATGAACACCCAATGGGCGCTATCAATGGCCCGGGGATTCTAACACCCAAAATTGAGGCTATCACATGGAATATTTTTATCTGATAAAGGCAACTCAAAAATCGGGTAAAGCCGATGCCATTATCTGGCGTTCCGCAAAATCTGAAGCTCGCGCGCAGCTGCAGTTAGACGTTGATCTGGAAGATGCAGAAATCGAAACCGGGCGCGGCAAAGACTACCTGAAACCAATCCGGACCGATTTCCCGGTATTTAATGACCTTCCCGCTGAAGGTGTTCTGGATTTTGAATGGTGCAAGCGCTATCAGCTCGGCGACGACCAGCGCACCTGGCAGGTTATCCCTGGGGCTGTTGCTGATTCAACCACCGTTGTTGAAGATGAGATCGTTAATGATGATTCAGACGAAAACGATTCTGATGCTTCAGACGATACGGTTTCAGGCGATGAAAACTCCCTCTACAACCTCGCAGAAATGCCATTCCGCATTCAATTGCTGGCACAGTATATGGCAGAAGAAAGACACGTTTATCACATCAGCATCCCGCATCGCGGGCGGCTTTCCGCTTTAGAAATGGATACTGATAATTCGGCCGTTCAGGATCTGATTCTTTCAACAGAGAATGAACCTGAAATCAAAAAATTGGACATGCCATCGCTCTGGAAATACACCAGCGCCTGCAAAACAGTATTTCCAGAAGGCAAGCGCCATGAGCTCGGCAAACGTATTGAGTTTGCAAAGTTGTGGGTTAAGACAGCTTATGTTGATCGCGGCATTCTCGTAAAAGAATGGGCTTCCGGTAATCGCATTACCTCAGTACAACGCACTGACGCCGGGACTAATGCCGGAGGCGGAAACAAAACAGACCGCAACCCGGATTATGTCCACACACTGGATACCCTGGATCAAGAAATCGCGCTGGCCACGTTGCCAATGGATTTCGATATCTACGATTTCCCGGCATCTATTCACCGTCGTGCGAAAGAAATCATCGCGGCCAAAGAAAGCCCCTGGAAAGAATGGTCGGTGGCACTTCGTAGTGTCCCTGGAATCCTTGATTATTCCCGCGCGGCAATATTTGCCATGATCCGCAGTGCTGGTGATAACGTACATCATTTCCCGGACAGCCTGCGCCGGTACATCAACTCCTGCCTCACTGAAAGCGTACACGATAAACCGTCAGCGGAGACAATCGCAGCTGCGCATCATACGTCGAAAAATGATTCAGATAAAGAAGTTGGGCGCCAGCTTGCCGCCGGCCGTGGTGAATACGTCGAAGGCATCAGCGACCCCAACGATCCAAAATGGGTACACGAAGACCTGACCAAAAAGAGGCAGCCTGAAATTGCCAGGGTTACTGCTGGCGTGTTCTCCATTGAAGGCCTTATGGCCTCTCCTGCCCCAAAAAGCGACAACGAAGAGGCCACCAGCGATGTGCAGATGGAAGAGACTCAGCAGGTCAAAAACGAAGCTGATAATCCGGTACCGCCAGGCGAAAGCGCTGATGCGGATGCTGAAAAAACAGATGCCGTAAACGCACGCAAAATTTTAACTGAGCGCTGTCCTGACCTGGCCGCTGCGGTTCTGCAGGAGCAGGAACCAACAATCACGCCTGAAGGTTCCTCCAAAGAACCAGAACAGGAACTTACAGCGACAGCATGGCCGGAATGCTTCGAGCCAGGTCGATATGAAGGTGTGCCGAACGAGGTTTATCACGCCGCCAACGGCATCAGCTCCACAATGGTTAAAGATGCCCGGGTATCGCTGATGTATTTCGAAGCACGCCATGTCTCAAAAACTATCAATAAGGAACGCTCCCCTGTTCTGGATATGGGCAATCTGGTCCATGCGCTGGCGCTGCAGCCCGAGCAGCTGGAAAAAGAATTCAGCATCGAGCCGGAAATCCCGGAAGGCGCCTTCACCACGGCTTCGACGATCCGCGCGTTTATCGACGAGTACAACACCGGGCTTCCGCCGCTGTTGAGTGCTGACGGCATCAAGGCGCTGCTGGATGCACACAACGCCACACTACCCCAGCCGGTTCCTATGGGTGATGACGTTACCCAAACAGGTGAAAACTACATGGCCTTACCCGCTGAATTTCAGCGCGTCGAAGAAGGCCAGAAAGTTACCGCAGTCAAAATGAAGGCATGCATCAAAGAATATAACGCCACTCTGCCCGCCCAAGTGAAAACCAGCGGCAGCCGTGATGCCCTGTTAGAGCAACTGGCGATTATCAATCCTGACATGGTCGCTCAGGAGGCCCAGAAGGCGCAGCCGCTGAAAGTATCAGGCACTAAAACGGATCTGATGCAGGTCGTGAAATCCGTTAATCCTGACGCGGTATTCGCCGACGAACTACTGGATGCCTGGCGCGAAAACCCGGAAGGAAAAGTGCTGGTTACCCGTCAGCAGCTTAGTACTGCGCTGGCCATTCAGAAAGCACTGTTGAATCACCCGACCGCCGGGAAGCTACTGACCCACCCGAGCCGCGCTGTCGAGGTGAGCTATTTCGGTATTGATGAAGAAACCGGGCTGGAAATCCGCGTTCGCCCCGATCTTGAGATCGACATGGGAGGCCTGCGCATTGGTGCGGACCTGAAGACCATCAGCATGTGGAACATCAAGCAGGAAGGCCTGCGCGCGAAGTTGCACAGGGAAATCATTGAGCGCGATTACCACCTCAGCGCCGCTATGTACTGCGAAACCGCAGCGCTGGATCAGTTCTTCTGGATTTTCGTCAACAAAGACGACAACTACCACTGGATCGCCATCATCGAGGCATCCGAAGAACTGCTGGAACTCGGCATGCTGGAATACCGCAAAGCAATGCGAGCCATCGCTAACGGTTTCGACACTGGCGAATGGCCGGCACCGATTACCGAAGACTACGCCGAAGAACTTAACGATTTTGATGTGCGCCGTCTCGAAGCGCTGCGCGTACAGGCATAAGGGGAAAAACAATGTCCAATTTAGTCGCAACTACTGACAACCAGACCCAGAAGATCGACAACGTTTCAATCCTGACGAATGGTGAATTGTTCAACCGCCTGCGCACGCTCTCGGAGGTAATGGCCAATAGTGGAAACTTCGTGCCCGAGCATTACCGCGGGAAACCAGATGCGTGCATGGCTGTTGTAATGCAGGCTGCACGCTGGGGCATGGACCCATTCGCAGTGGCACAGAAAACATTCATCGTGGGTAATTCAGGTGTTCTTGGCTATGAAGCGCAACTGGTGAATGCGGTAATCAATACCATGGCGCCAACAAAGGATCGAATCCACTTCGAATGGTTCGGGGAATGGGAAAATATCGTAGGGCGCTTCATAGAGAAGACAAGCAGCCAGAACAAGAAGTACATCGCTCCGGGCTGGAATTTGAAAGATGAAGCAGGTGTGGGCGTTCGCGCCTGGGCAACGCTCAAAGGAGAATCCGAACCTCGCGAGCTTGTCCTGATGCTTTCGCAGGCACAGGTTCGCAATTCAACACTCTGGGCGACAGATCCCCGTCAGCAGCTGGCTTATCTCGCCGTTAAACGTTGGGCGCGGCTGTACTGCCCGGATGTGATCCTCGGTGTCTATACCGCAGATGAGATTGACGAGCGCGAGGAAAAGGTAATCAACCCGGCTCAGGCTGAAAAAATCACGCTGGATGAGATTACAAGCTCCGCGGGCGCTTCCGCCAGCGTGCAAGACTCTGCAGTCAACGTTGACTCTGTAGCGGACGAACTGCGCAACCGGATTGATTCTGCAAGTTCTGTTGATCAGGCTAAAGCCATCCGCGTAGATATCGAATCGCAAAAAGCACTGCTGGGTACTGCTCTGTATACCGAACTGAAAAACAAGGCAGTGAAACGCTACTACCTCGTTGATGCACGAAACAAGATTGAGGCCGCGATCAATTCACTGCCTAACCCTGGCGAACCGGAAGCTGTCGAGCTGTTTGCTAAAGCTGAAGGCACCCTCACCGCCGCCAAACGCCATCTTGGTGATGAACTGTATGAACAGTTCCGCATCACCCTTGACGATATGAAACCGGAATACGTGGGCTAAGGGAGGCGGGAGGGTACGCCCTCCCGGTAATCAAATGAGCAAAATCACTGACGGTAAAAAATACTGCTACCGCTACGACGATGGTCATGATGGCGAAGGTCGCCCGGTCGTAACACTTTGGAAGCGGGTCATTATTCGTGAGACGAAGAAAACCTTCTGGCATGTCGAAGATATGCCGTACATGACGTTTGAGCAGCTTGTGCAGTATCGCAACAGCGGCCGGAAAGAGAATCAAAAATATCACGTAGAGCGCTGCTTAAAAGGTGCTGACCGTTCACGTTACCACTACACGCGAGAAGAGGCTTTGCGAGCGTTTGTGTACCGGAAAATGTATCAGCTTGAAAAAATCGAGCTTACAGCAGAAACGGTGAAAATGTGCCTGGCGGGGCTTCATGATGCCGGGATGATTACCGGTGGATATCGATGCACGGTTGAAAAATTGCCTGAAGATACAGGTTTTGTGGCTGCCGCGGCTCCAGGCCCGATAGCGTCAACTTATAGCTGGGGGGAATACTGATGAGCCTTAAACACCGTTTATCCGAACTGGAAGCCAGCATTGACCCGGCAGCATTGCGCGCGGCCGCCGATGAGTATTCTGATCTGCTGTTGACATTATGCCTGTGCATGAAAATGTCCGGCCCCACCCGGGCGAACGTGCGAGCATGCGCCACCGAGCTTAAAAAACGCCTGACAACCTGGCATAGCCAGAAGGAGCTCAACGCGATTCTGTCCAGTTGGGATCCCGTTGGTTATGTTCTCGGCCTCCGCCGTGAAGCTAACGACAACGCGCGTGCAGCTGGCGATCCGGTTGATGTATTTGTGTGAGGTGGATATGCGACTGATAAACCGAAGCAAACAATCTCCGCTGGGGCGTCAGGCATGCGATGCGGCACTGGCGAAGCATTTTGAGCGTTATGGGAATTATGGACACTGCGAAAGAAAAGTGACTTACACCGTAGAAGTTGAAGGAGTGAAAGTCTGGGTTGAGGTAGTCAATCGCCATAAAAGCTACGTCGCACAGCGATGACAGGAATGCGCAGACTGAGAAGTCTCCCGGGCCAGACTGACTGAATAGAGATGGCCCTGTAAAGGGTCAGTGGAGAAAATGATGGGCAACGAACTCGAATTAATGAAAACTCGCGATATTTGCGAACAACTGAGCATCACACCGCGGACACTCGATCGCTACCGGAAGCGAAAGAAAAATGATAATCCATTCCCTGCCCCGGACTGCTCCTATATGGGCGGTCCAAATAAGTGGCTAAAGAGCAAGGTCACCGAGTGGCAGGAAAAAGAGATGCGACGCAGAACGCGCCGCCCTATGTCACACCTCAACGATCTGGTAAGGGATGTAAAGGGGCGCCTTACCCGGCATGCCTCGGCGTGA